GATTCTCAAGGAATCAGAGGTGATTGCGGTGGTAGGATGACAGAGCGATCATCAAAATACAGGTCAAACCACCCAATGAGCCAGAACATAAGTCAAGAGCGGTTTGATGGGATATTTAAGGATGATGTAGCCGAACTACTTAAGAACGTTCGAGATCCAAAGGGTAAGGCAGTTATCAGCGCCATCTACTCATGCCACGATAAGAACGGTATAGCTTGCCATCACGGTGAGGACTGCGTACACACCACCGCAACTCATGGTTGCAATCGATGTGGTTACAAAGTCTGTGTGTGTGGAGAATGAGCGACATCAAAAAGGTTTTACTCATCTTCAAGTCAGGGGCCAAGACCACGGTGGATATGACTGACGATGAAATCAAGTCGTTGAAGACTGCTGGTGATGAGGTTTATCAAACCCCAGTACTCGCTATTGTGCGGGCTGAGGTAGCATTTATGGAGATATTAAAATGAGCAACAAATTAGACCCATCACACGGGGAACAGATCACACCACACCTAAGAATGGGTGAATCTTTCTACATCGAGGACGATGACGGCACGAGGAAGAAGTACAAATTGATCGAGGGTAAGCAGTTGGATAAGAAGACATTCAAACCTTTGGCAGTTGTCAAGCCGGTGGCTGGGTGACCGAAGCCGAGGAAATAGCCTCTCAACTCAGGGCATGGCGTGAAGATCCAGTCTCATTTGTTTGGGACAACTTCAAAGAAGTCCCTGACCAGTGGCAGGAGGATGCCCTTTTAGCATTCGTATCGGACGATCCAGACAAGGTGAGGATTGCACTCTCAGCCTGTGCTGGACCCGGTAAGTCGTGTTGCATTGCCTGGTGTGCGTTGTTGTTCATCTCATGTTATTGCGGTGAGAAGCACCCGATTGGCTATGTGATCTCAGAGACCAGAGACCTGCTTCGAGACACATTGTGGAAAGAAATCAGCATCTGGTTGAACAAATCAGAGTATTTGTCGGCGGCATTCACGGTAACAAATGAGAAAGTTTATGCGAATGACCATCCAAAAGATTGGTTCTTAGCGGCGAAAACCTATGCCAAGTCAGCGAATGAGGATGAACAGGGCCGAACATTGAGTGGTCAGCACTCTAGCCACATCGCTTATTTCATTGATGAATCAGGAGATATGAGCGTGGCCGTGCTGAAGGGAGCCGAGCAGGGACTGGGCAACTGTGTCTTCGGTAAGATTATGACAGCCGGGAACCCGACATCTCACACTGGCCTCCTGCACTTTGCGGCAGTTGAGGATGATGATTGGTACGTGATTGTGATCACGGGAGACCCTGAAGACCCGAAGAGAAGTCCTCGAATAGGTCTTGAACACGCTCAGAAGATGATTGACAAGTTTGGTCGAGACGATGCCTGGGTCATGGCTTACATCCTGGGTCAGTTCCCCAAAACAGCAATCAACACGCTACTGACTGCAGATGAGGTGAGAGCTTCAATCAATTTGGGTAAGCAATCCAAGATTAAAGAATCACTCTATAACCACAGTCAGAAGAGATTGGGTGTTGATGTCGCTTTGTACGGTGACGACATGACGGTGATATTCCCCAGACAGGGATTGAGAGCATTTAATCCAGTCGAGATGAGGAACACAGCTTCAGAAGATGATGCCGATGTGAGGATTGCGGCCAGGGTATTGGAGGCAAAGGACCAATGGGGATCAGAATTAGAGTTTATTGACTGCACGGGTGGCCATGGTCAGGGAGTTTTCAGTCGATGTCAGGAGGCTGGGGGCGACCCAATCAAAGTGGTCTACTCCAATAAGGCCTCAAATTCAGAGAAGTATTTCAACAAACGTGCAGAAATGTACTTCAGGCTTCGAGATTGGGTACGGGGTGGGGGGATACTTCCCAACTGTCCAAAGCTGATCAAGGGTTTGTCGAGCATGACTTACACGATGAAGAAAGGCCGGCTCATACTCGAAGACAAGGCCATGATCAAAATGAAGTTGAGGCGATCACCAGACCATGAAGATTCATTAGCTGAGACATTTGCAATGCCAGAGCAGTCATCTGACTTAACCGAGAGAATGCCAGGTGTGACGGTCCCTGATGAGAGAGCTTCTAGTGATTGGGATCCGTTTGGGTAGCTTCAAGCACCTCCACCCATGCTTGGGTTATTTGTTCGGGGGTGAATGAGAAGCACCATCTGGTCATAGCCCATTCAATCTCACTTGTATAGTTTGGCTCATCAGGCTCATCTCTTTGCCAATCGTACTTTGTTATGCGGTAGAGGTTACAAGAAAATGAGGGAGCGTCTACCTCAATCACCTTCTTAACCCCCAACATGGCCCAGTCGTATGAGGTGGTGAATTTGAGGTCACGCTTAAAATGAAAGTCATCATCATTATCAATGAACCCACCATGCCAAGGTTTGTCACAATCGTCAGCACAGGGTTGATACTTCCACCCCAAAGCCTTACAAGCTCTTATGTTTAAATCACTCATTTCTTCCCCTTAATCCTTAATCCTGAATCCGTCATCCTCCAGAGCCCCCTTCACCCCACCTCTTTTTTACCCCAGAATACGACATCGGGTCAATTATAAACTTTCACATTGATAGTTCATGTAAGAAAATGATAGTGATTGATAGCTCATGAGAGTTGGTGATAGTCTGTCAATGAGAGTTCATGATAGTTCATGAGAGTCCAAAGGAAAATATGACTTGCTTTTATTCAAGCTTTAACTAAAATAGAATACCATGATCACTCATCGGGAGAAGAAACATGGGTTTCAGGGAATAAACGTAGTACGTCTACGCCCTCGTCACGTCTTAAACATCGAACCACAGGCTGAACAGGCCGATTTTATGATAGACATGCCAGCCAACTGGATGGAAATGCTATCGTGGGCCGGTCAATCCTGGGCTATCAAAGATAAAAATAACCAAATCATCACAATATGTGGCGCTTTCCCTGTTGATGGCGAAGCTGTTACATGGGCAGTTCACTCAGACTTATTCAAAAAACACGTTATTGAAGTAACCAGTGCGGTATCAGACTTCCTTCAGAACCTGGCAAGCTCAGGGGATTACACGAAGTTGGTCGGATTTGTGCGTGGACCATTTACGGATGGCCATCGCTGGATGAAAGCGTTGAAGTTTAAGTTGGACATGAAGTGCCCAGAGATTGACGGCCAAGCCGTCTACGAAAGGAATGTCTAATGGGCGGATGGGGAATAGCACTTGGAATAGCTTCTTCAATGCACCAATCGAGAATGGCGGCTAAAGAACAACGTGAGGCCAGTCGAAAGCAGGAGCAGACCGAGTTTGACGCAAAGATTGAGACAGATAAGGTTGAAAAAGAAGAAGAGCAAGAGGTGGCAGACCAAAGCCGTCGTGATCGCACACGTAAACAAATGAGAGCGAGGCGTGCGGCGCAGAGAAGTGCCGGCAACAAAGGCCGTTCAGGAACAATTAAGACAGGCGCCACAACTGGGACATCGACAACTGGTGGATCAACTGGCGCAACCAAAACCCTACTGGGACAATAATGGCTAAGAAGAAGATGGAACGACGCAAACTTAAAAGTAAGGAGGCGCAGAAGCGTAGGCGCCTGGATACTTTACGGGCTCGTCTATGGCAAGAGTTCGGCAACCACCGGTCAAGACATCGGGAATTGCTGGACTTCTTCCACCCTACACGGGGCAGGTTCACAGTCACTGATGCCAACAAGGGTACTCGAAAGAACCAGAGAATCATCAACCCTCACTCCTATGGAGCATTGGCCACACTCAAGTCAGGCATGATGCAGGGTATCACGAATCCCTCGACCGAGTGGCTTCGAGTTACCTTATCAGACCAGAAGGAAGCAGAGATTGGTGAGAACAAAGACTGGCTAAACGATGTCACCAAAGGGATGGCCGCAGTCTTCACGAAGTCAAATCTGTACAAGACACTCCCGACAGTTTATGGAGATATGGCAATTGTGGCCATGGGTGCCATGCTTATGGAGGAAGACTTTGACGATGTGGTCCGGTTCACGAGTTTACCGGTTGGCACGTATCAAGTTTCAAACAACACCAAGGGAGTGGTGGACACCATATCCCGTGAGTTCAGAATGACAGTTCGACAACTGATTGAGAAGTTCGGCATTAGCGAGGGTGAGCCATTGGTTGAAGACAACATTGACTGGTCGAAGTTCAGTTCAAAGGTCAAAGGCTTTTGGATGAACGATGAAGACGAGACGTGGGTGGACGTGGTTCACATCATTTGCCCAAATCAAGAATACGATCCTAATAAGCTGGACTCAAAATACAAGCGTTATTCCAGCACCTATTACGAGCGTGGAACATCAGGTGGGTCCGGTGGGAACATTGGCCAGACACTTGATCTCGAGAAGTTTCTAAGTGAGGGTGGATACGACATCTTCCCGGTATTGTGTCCTCGATGGGAAACCACAGGCGAGGATGCGTACGGCACTGACTGCCCAGCGATGAAAGCTGAAGGCCAGCAAAGAGCATTACAGGCGGCTGAACGAAGACTTGCCCAGGCTGATGAGTTGGGAATCAATCCACCTCTAAACGTCCCAGTGAGTTTGAAGAAGAAGAACACAGCACTCCTACCCGGCATGAGATTCTATACCGATGGCGACAGTGAAGACCGTACGGTGAAGTCAGTCTGGGATGTGAACTACGACAAGACATCCATTGAAAACCGTATTCTTCGTCATCAGGATTCGATTGACGACCTATTCTTTAAGAAGGCCTTCAGGGCCATATCTGATTTAGAGGGTACATTCACTGCATTTGAGATCCAATCCAGACTGCAGGAAGGTCGAATGATGATTGGCGGAGCGTTGATCAATATCCAGGATGATCTTTTGGAGCTATTGGTTGACTACACATTTGCCAAGATGATGGACCGGGGCATGATCCCACCGGCACCTGAGACAATCCAAGGCCAGAAGCTGAAGGTTGAGTTCATTGGCGTATTGGCCCAGGCACAGAAGTCACTCGCATTGGGTGGCTTGCAGACATTTATGAACGATGTCGGCACATTAGCTGAGATCACTCAAGACCCCACAGTTTGGGACAAGGTGAACACAGAACAACTCGTTGACGAACTCGCTGAGAGTGGGGGCGTGACGCCATCCATTGTTGTCTCAGACGAGGAAGTGGCGATGGTTAAAGAACAAAGAATGATGGAGCAACAAGCTCTTCAAGAACAAGAACAAATGATGGCGATGGCAGGGTCCGCAAAGGATCTAGCCGCCGCTGATATGTCAGGCGATAACGCCCTAACCGCATTAACAGGAGCATAAAATGACAACTACAGTATCAAAAGCATACACAGCGACGGGCAACAGCGCCGCAATCGCCGTGAAGGACAAGAACTCGCTCACTTATGTGGTGACGGGTACATTTGTGGGAACATGGGTTGTCGAATACACATGGGACCAAACGAACTATTTCGAAATTGCCACAGGCACCAGCACGCAAACATCGGTGACTTGGGAGAACAGTCGCAACGACACCCGCCAGGTTTGGGTGAGAACACGTTGTTCGGCATACACAAGTGGAACTTTGACAGCGGCCATTGCTGATGTGAAAGACCCCATCCCTGAAGTTGACGATGTCATCGACAACGATGGAGTGACACTCTTGGCCGCTAAGGATGAGGGTTACACCACCATTCGCAGAGTGGACCAGCAGTATCTAATCACATCGGGTGCCAAAGTTGGTGGCACTGCAGGTGCTGTGGTTGACGCCGCAAACGACAAGGGATCACTGGTCAAAGTGCCGGCATCTCAGACTGCTTCGACAGTTGTGGTGAAGGTTCCTTTTTTGAAGGTTGGCTGGATCATCACTGGCGTTGGAATCATTGGTCAGATCGAATCTGGAGGTAACACTGCGACGGTGGACTGTATCTTGAGGGCTCAGACTGCGGTTGCGGCTGGTCTCACTGATGCGGCTATTGGATCGGGCATCACTCAGGTGAGTGTGACTGCTGACACGGTTATTGACGACGAAGAGACTGGTTTGTCTCACACTGTTATCGACACTGAGGGTTATTACATCCTCTTGACCGTGACGACTGCGGCATTGACTGACGTGGATGTTCAAGGCGTTTACCTTACAGTTACAGAAGTTTAATCAACGAGGGTGGGGGGAGACCCCTGCCCTCAATTAGAAAGAGCAAGCATGTCTAAAGACAAAGAGAGAGATCAGGCAGAAGAAGAGTTTCTGCAACTCCAGAGTGCCTTAGAACACAAAGTGGTTCGAGACATTCTCTGGCGTGAGGTCATCGAGCCCTCTGGTTGTCTGAAGGCTTACATCTCAAATGACCCCATAGCAAACGCCAGGTTCTTGGCGAAGGGTAGTTTGGGCAATGCTTTGATGGAGAACATCAAGGCCGCCAATTTGGAGGCGTGGTTCCACATGATAAAAGACAATCAGTTTGAAGAGGACGTTGAGTTGGCGGATTCTGAAGAGCTGAAGGCTACCGAGGGGAGCGCATAATGTCAGACAAAGAAGAGGTCACAGAAGTGGTCGAAGAAGTAAAAGAAGAGATTCAAGAGGAGGTCAAAGCTGACCGTACTCAAGATGACGTGGCGAAAGCCATGTACGAGGACAATGAGAAGGGTGAGAAATTACCTGAAACAGAATCCGAAGAACAATCCTCAGACGAGGGAGAAGAAGAATCTGGTGAACAAGAAGAGACTGCGAATGAAGAAGAGGCTGAAGTCCTCACGCTCACGCTTTCCAAAGATTCACCGCTAGATGATGGACGACTTACTGAGTTGACTGAGTTCGCAACAGAACACAGCCTCGGCCAGAAGGTTGCCCAATTGATTCTAGAGCGGGAAGAAGCCGCAGAGACTTCGTTTGTCGCAAGACAAGAATCCGACATGGAAGCCTTGTTGGCTGAAGGTTATAAGGTGATCGAAGACCATCCCGTCTATGGAGGTGAAAACCTCGAGAAGGCGAAAATGGTGGCCAATCGACCACTGGAGAAGTTTGGGGACGAAGCAGTAACAGAGGCACTTGTGGGTAAAGGAATAATCAACGATCCCAGCGTATTCGATTTCATGCATAAAATTGGAACGGCGATGGGCGATGATCAATTCGTTAAAGGTGAACAGTCTAAGGTTAAGAAAAACATCTCGACTGCACACAAAATGTACCCAAATGAAGCGCCTTCAAATTGATGTCAATTAAGGAGTAATTCAAAATGGCAACTTTAAACTCAGGAGTGGCAACACTCGCAGACTGGGCCAAGACACGTGACCCAGATGGCACCACTGCCGATGTCGTCGATTTGCTCTCTCAGGAGAATGCAATCATTGACGACCAGGTGATGATCGAGGGCAACCTGCCCACGGGCCATCAAACTACAGTTCAAACCAGTGAACCTTCAGCCACTTATCGTGAGCTTAACGAAGGTGTGTCTCCCTCAAAGGGAACCACAGCGCAGATCGTTGACCAGGCCAGTATCCTGGAATCTTGGTCTGAGGTGGATGTTAAGTTGGCCGCACTGAATGGAGACGTTGCAAAATTTCGTCTTCAACAGGCCCGTCCTCACATCCGTCAAATCGCCAAAACACAGGCTTCGACCCTGCTTTACGGCAACGGCGACACTGCACCCAACGAGTACGATGGCATTATGACCCGGTACAATGATTTGTCCGGCACTAATAACGCTGTCAACATCCTCGATGGTGGTGGCACCGGCTCTGACAACATGTCTATTTTGCTTGTTTGTTGGGGTGAAGACATGGTTCACGGTATCTTCCCCAAGGGTGGAATCGGTGGACTGGAACGCAATGACTTTGGTATCCAGACTATTCAGGGTAGCACAGGTATTGGCACATCTCGCCTGAGAGCTTATCAGGAACAGTACGTTTTGACTTGTGGTCTGGCCGTACCCGATTGGCGCTGTGTGGTTCGCATTGCCAACATCGACGCATCTGATCTCAGTGGTGTTACAAGTGCCGCAGACATCAGTGAATTGATGGCAAGAGCTTTGGAAAGACCCCCTTCACTTAATGGTGGTTCTCCGGCTTTTTACATGAACCGTACTGGTCGTCAGATGCTCAACATTCTTAATCGGAATGATGTGATCTCTGGTGGTGGTTTAACTTTTGACAACGTTGATGGCAATCGCACTGCCAATTATCAGGGTGTCAAAGTGGCCACTGTGGACCAACTAACCGTAACTGAGGCCCAAGTTACCTAAGACCCTTCGGGATTTTTGGTAGCTTCTTTTTATAAGGAAAAAAGAAAATGGCTATAAATGACGCATTTCAAAAGTTCTCTGACTCTCAGGCGGTTAGCTCGTCTGCTGTTGGAACGAACGTGATCCCCCTGGTAAGTGACAGAGGCATTGGAACTGGAGAGCCTATGGCTGTCGTGTTCCATGTGATCGTCGCCGCTGACCAGACATCTGGTGATGAGGACTACACGTTTGACGTGGAGTACGCATCTGACGCCGCTCAAACAACTGGTCGCCAGTTGATGGGACGTCGTGTTTTTGAATCTGGCACACCGGGCGCTCCTGCACAGGATGCGGATTTGTTGGTTGCTGGTTATCAGTTTGTTATCCCTCTTCCCCCTACTGGGTTGAGTGACAGCGAATTGTTTCTTGGCATCCGTTATACGACTGCTGGCACATCGCCAACAATCACTTGTTCCGCCTATCTCAAGCCTATGAGCATGATCAGCGAGAACGTTCAAAACGGTTACGCCGACGACAAGACCATCATCTAAAAGTGATGTTTTATTTGGAGGGGGGCATGTGTCCCTCTCCATTATTTTGAAAACTGTATCGAGGGAAAATCATGAGCAATGAAATAAAAGAGCAAGAATTGAAATCAGACAAGAATCCACATTTGAAGGGCGTCACACGTCTCAAGGTCCAGGCTTTGAGAGACGGCTTCTTTGGTGGTTCAACGGTGATTAAAGGCGAGGTCTTTATCATCAAGGAAAAGATTGGTCTCCACAGGATCAGCAAGTTCGCAGACTACACCGAGAAGGTGATCATCACCGTGGCCCAACAATTCTCCAAACACTGGATGGTTGAGCTGGAGCGTGGTAACACGGACGATGGTGTTGACGTCTTGAACAACGCTGAACTCAAAGAGAAACGTGCTGAAGCTGACTTGCTTCGTGCCCGTTCATCTGAGGCATCTGAGGCCACACTGCCCCAGCAACCGGTGGTTCGTCAGGCACTCCCTGAATCAGCCCCGGCAAAGCTTTCACCAGCACAGAAGGCGGCGGCAACAAGAGCGGCCAACAAAGCAAAAAAAGAAGCCGAGGAAACGATTGTGGTTTCTGATGGCGAAGGCGCAGACGTAATTTAACAGGAGACTTAGATGTCTGAAGACAATGAGTTAATCACAGAGATAAAGAGCCTCTTGGGGGAGGTGGGTACTCAGAACACTCTGATAGCCCAGCTCCCCGAAATATCATTCAGGGTGAAGATCCTTTGGAGCGTGTTTGGCATAGTTTGTGCCTCTGCTCTTGTTGGGTTCCTCGGCCTGGTAGGCTATTGGATCGTACACAGCGGAGGTGCTTGATGTTCTTTGAAGACAAAAAAGAGAAGGAAATCCACAAGAAGTTAAAGACGAGTTGCGAAAAGATAAAGAAACAAACCACACTTATTACAGGCATGATCAAAGACTTGTCATGTGAAGATGAAGTCAAAAAAAAACAGCTTAATGAATCAAGTGAAGCCAATGGTAAACGATACAGTCAGCGATCTAAAACCATTGAAGAATGGGGGCTAAATGGCATCATCAACTGAAATATGTAACATTGCGACATCTCACCTGGGGATCAGTACAAACATCGGAGACATCGACGTATCGAATGGACCCAATGCCTCGGCATGCCGTCGATTCTTTGAGACAGCTATGAATGACTTCCAAAGAGACTTCCCATTTGGGATGGCAAAGAAGCACGTCACACTGGGCCTTGTTCAAAGCAACCCGGTGGACGAGTTTCAATACGAATACCGTTATCCAGCAGACTGCCAGTACATTGATCGCATCAGGACCAGCTACACTCCCGACAACCGTCAGACCGTTGTTGACTTTGAGATCCGAAGGGACACCACTGGCAGAGTGATTTGGACCAATCAGGTGGATGCCATCCTGGACTATCAAGTTATCGAAACAGATTCAAGCCGTTATCAGGTGGACTTCGTGTTGGCTTTCTCTTATAGGCTGGCCGAGTTAATTGCTCCACGGATCACGAAGGGTGACCCATTTAAACTGGGACCACAGGCGGCGGCAAATTACGACAAGGCGAAACGGAAGGCACAGGCGGCTTCTCTAAACGAACAGCAAGAGCCCGAACCAGCTCAGTCCGAGTTTGTCAGGGCGCAGTTTGAGGAGACCCTTTATCCTTTGGGCGCAGAATGGACAGCGCATCCGGATAATAAGGACATCTTTTAATGACCACAGTTTCCCAAAGAAGTTTCAGTGGTGGCGAGATCACACCGGCCCTCTATGGTCGAGTGGATCAGGTGAAGTACGGCACAGGTTTGAAGAAGTGTAGAAACAACATTGTTCTACGCCATGGCGGGATAGCTAACCGGCCAGGTACAGGCTTTGTGTGTGAGGTTGAGAACTCAGCCGAGGCCGTGAAGCTGGTTAAGTTTGTCTTCAACTCATCCCAAACCTACCCTCTTTTATTCGGTGACCTGACAATGAGGGTGATCAAAGACGGGGTATTGCAGAGATTAGCTTCAAAGGCCATCTCAGCGGCGACTGCGGCGGACCCAGTGGTCTTAACGACTGCCACCCACAGCTACGCCACTGGAGACGAAGTCTTCATTACAGACGTAGTGGGGATGACACAGCTCAACAACCGGAGCTTCAAGGTTACAGTTTTAACAGCTACGACTTTCTCATTACAGACAAAAGACGGCGAAGACCTCGATGGCTCTGCGTTCACGGCCTACGCATCAGGTGGTGGAAGCGAGAAGGTATATGAATTGGCGACACCGTATCTGGCCGCTGACTTAGCCGAACTCCATTATGTCCAGTCTGCTGACGTGGTGACCCTGACCCATCCAAATTATGAACCGAAAGAATTAACCAGAACCGGCGACACAACTTGGGCATTGACTGCAATTACAGTGGCCCCGACAACAGCCTACCCACCCGGCGCATCTGCAGTGGTGGGAGCTGGCGGTACTCAAGAGGTGAAGTATAAAGTCACAGCGATTGACGACGAGACTGGAGAAGAATCACTACCGGGCGTAGAAGCGGCGAAAACAATTACTGGGGCGACTGCGGCTAATCCGGTGGTGATTACAGCTACTGGTCACGGCTACTCTGACGGTGACACAGTTTTAATCACTGGCATTGTGGGGATGACAGAATTGAATGGCCGTCGTTACACGGTATCCAACAAGAACCCCAATGACTTTGAACTCTTAGAGATCGATGGTTCTGCGTACACGGCTTACAGCTCAGGCGGTTCGGCCTTTGTTGAAGACATGCGAGTGGCGACAGCAGACACTCCAAGCTTCGCATCTCCCAATGTTATTTCCTGGACCAAGGTGACCGGTTCATCAACTTACAATATTTATAAAGCAGTCGAAAATACCTACGGTTTGATCGGTGTTTCTGATTCAACAACATACAATGATTCCTCGGCTGTCGGTGACGAGGATACAGCAGACACGCCTCCTGCCGATAGAAACCCGTTCCTATTTGCTGGGAACTATCCCTCGACCGTTACGTTTCATCAGCAGAGGCGTGTTTTCGCTAATACTGACAATAACATCGAGGACGTATGGGCATCGAAGTCAGGCGACTTCTACAATTTCTCGAAAGCGAAACCACTTGTGGATTCGGATACGGTGAATTGGAATCTTGCAGGTCGCCAGGTTAACGAAGTCCAAAGCATGATTGATCTAAACGGAACGTTGATCGTCATGACGACAGCGGGCGAGTGGTCGATAGGGGGCAACGCTTCGGGAGTTTTAACTGCGACGGGTGACATCAACCCACAGCAATACTCCTTCAATGGGGCAAGCAAAGTGCTTCCCGTAATCGTGAACACCACAGCGGTGTACATTCAGGACCGTGAGAGTAAGGTGCGATCTTTAACTGCAGAGGCTGACTTTGCCGCCTTTGGTGGTGATGATTTGACCATATTCTCTACCCATTTGTTTGAGGATTACACTCTGACAGACATGGCTTACCAGCAGATCCCCCACTCAGTGGTGTGGTTTGTGAGAAGTGACGGCAAGATGTTGGGCATGACCCACCTGAAAGAGCAGGAAATCTTAGCCTGGCACATTCACGACTTTGAGAATGGCACGATTGAGAACCTCATTTCAGTTCCCGAGGGGACAGAGGATGCTCTTTATGGTGTGTTCAAGCGCACGATTGAAGTGCAGGGCGTGGAAAGAACGGTGCGATATGTGGAGAGATTCAAACCACGCAAGGTCGTAGACGTGGAAGATTATGTATTTTTGGACAGTTCGGTGACGGTAGATGGAACAAACACTGCCGCCACGACCATGACTTTGTCGGGGGGCTCTACATGGGCATACGATGAAGATTTGACGTTGACCTCAAGCGTTGCTCACTTCTCTTCAGGAGATGTGGATAACCTTGAGGTACACTTAAAAGATTCACTGGGTGACATCGTGAGGTTGGCAGTCACAGCCTACACCAGCACCACAGTGGTCACCGTGAGGGCGCATAAGACTGTGCCGACCACAATGAGAACAACTGCCCTGACAACCTGGGGGGACGCACGAAGCACTGTGACGAACCTCTGGCATCTTGAGGGTCAGAACATTGGAGCTTTTGGAGACGGTTTTGTTGAGGCCAGTCCTCACAATCCCAGTCATACAATCGTGACGGTGGCCAATGGCACTGCGACACTGGACCGGAAATATGTTGTCCGTCATGTTGGCTTGCCGATCACATCCGACATGGAGACTTTGGACGTGGATTCTGTTCAGGCTGAAACGGTAGCAGATAAGCACTCACTCACAAACGAGGTGACACTGACAGTTGAAGACACCCGTGGGTTATGGGCTGGGACACTGGTCCCGCCGAGTGACGACATCGACCCAGACTTGATGGCAGAATTTCAGATCCGATCTGAGGAGAGCCTTGAAAGTCCGGTAGATTTAGTGACCAAGAACATCTCAACGGAGTTATTTTCGGAGTGGGGTCAGGGTGGCCGAGTATTTATTCGACAGGTGGATGCCGTACCGTCAACCATATTAGCGGCACACTTGGGTGGTTTTTACGCATTTAGGGGGGGATGATGGCAAAGAAGAAACATGCACCGATTTTACTTGGCAACAAAGGTGACGGATGGAGGGCGCCTCACGCTCCCAGCAACCGCACCCCATCAGGCGTGGGTTCGGATGCTTACACAGATCCCAAAAATGATCGTGAATCTGACATTGTAAAAAATGCCAGCATGGTCACCGGGATGTCAAATATTCAAAAGCTCTACATGGCCGGGGGGGTCTTAGACACCGCATCGATTGTCATGGGTGCCATGTCAGCGGCCAGTGCCATCAGACTGAAGGGGAAATTCGAAGCATCTGCATTCATGGAAAACTCAAGGCGATTGAAGAGGGCGGCAAACGACGCCAAGGATCGTGGTGAAGTTGACGTTGCCAATTATTTAAAGGGCATCAAGAGGCTGGAGGGGGCTCAGACAGCCGCACTCGCCGCTCAAGGAATTGACGTTTCAAGAGGAACAGCTAAAGACATTCGAGACGAAACCATCGAGACTGGTTATGAAGACATGGCCACCATCAGGACCAACGCAGTTCGAGAAGCTTTTGGTTTCAAGAAGCAAGCGATCGAGCAGGAGAAGTCTGCGAAGATAACGCACATTGCAAGAAAGTCCAAAGAGACGCAAAATAGATTACTGATGTATTCAAATTTATCTCAGGCGGTAGTCAGCACTGGGATCAAAATGAACGAAGCCGGCACTGCTGGACAGAAAACTGGGAGTAAATAATGGTTGACGTCCCAAGAATCGGAGACAACAGGGTCAGCAGAAGGCCTACAGCCGTGGTCCCGACCAGTGGCCAGGGTCCATCGGGTGGTTTTGGTGACGCTTCTGCCATGGCTGGCGAGTTAAATCAAAACGCAAGGCTCCTGACTTCAGTCGCTGATCAACAATTAGAACGTGCAAATAAGCTTTGGTTCCTCTCAACAGAGAGTGAGATGGCCAAGAAACAGCTCGACATTGAAACCCGTGCGAAACAACGCAAGGGCCGGGACGCCTTTGGTCTCCATGACGAGACTGAGAAAGAGTTCGACGAACACGTCAAAAACGTTGAAACTCACAACGAGGCCCAGAGATTGGGTTTAGAACAGATTCAACTATCCAGGAAAACCTCCATGAATCGCACTGTCACAGGTCATGTGAACAGTGAGTACGAGCGTGTTGAGGAGATGGAGAGTGAAGCCTACCGAGTGAACATGATGAACTCAGCGGCAGAGCATTACGGTGACCCAACCAGATTGAAAGAAGACAACGTTAAATTCAACGCCGTTCTTGACGACTGGATCGATGACCAGGGATGGGACAGCGAAACGAAGAAAACGTACAAGCTTGACCAGACCACGAAGTTTCACTTGGGTGTGATCAAGAGAATGCTTTCAGAAGACACTCCGGATTCAAATGCTAATGCTAGAACCTATCTTGATGTCAATGAGAAAGAGATGTCATCGGCCTCGAAAGAGGGTTTGATACCAGCTCTCAAAGAAGCAGGGATGAGAGTTGACGCTCAGACAGCGACTGACACCATAATGATGACGCACGCTTCATGGGAAGACCGCCATCACTCGGCGAAGAATGATCTTTCAGGGGAGCTTCGTGACCGGGTGATTACTCGTTTGGATCAAGAGATGTCTCGTGAGGCACGGTTTGAGAAGGCTGATGCAGAGAACACTCAGATCGACAACCTGAACAAAATCGATGAAAAGCTTGAAGAAGCGGCTAAAGACAAGAAAGACCTCTCTGCCCGTCAAGCACTGGGTGCAGATGCTTGGGCGAGGTTAGACTTGCGTGGTCGAGTGAACTATGAAAATTACGCATCGGCGTCAGCCAGCCGGTACAGCAACAACCCTGCAGTGATGGCGAATGCGAAGCGTGACCAGACCCAGAAGCTGGGGATGCTTTGGCACCTTTATGGCATGAAAGATAAGAAGAAGTTTTTAGAGGCCACCTCTGGGTTTTACAAAGACCCCGAAGGGAATCTCAAATCAAGCGACCTCAACTTAGAGTTTTTAAGACCGGTGATCGGAGACGCA